TAGATGGATCTGACCAATCACGCTTCCAATCGGGATTGTCTTCACACCATTGTGTCCATTCATGAACACTCATCTTTACTTCTTTTTGTTCACCAGTCACTTTGTGGACTACAGGATATGTTGCCATTGTTACGAAATCAATACATTCACATTAATATTTAGATCCATTCCAGTGCTTCTGCACAAGTTGGGAACTGTTCTACAAATACTTCTTTACATGCATTTGCAATGTCCATATGCTCTTTCTGGGTGCCATTAGCAGAACGTAAATCAATGTAATGAATCCATGAACGAACTGATCCCGTCATATACATTCTGGTGGGAGTTGCAAGGGGAAGCACAAAACGGGCACATTCCTTTGCAATACCAGCATCAAGCATCTCTTTGTAGAGTTCCATTCCACCATCAAAGTACTTCCGAATTTTGATTTCAAACTCTTGCTTCATAAATGGATCAATATCATCAATAGAGTTTTGACGATTCTTTGTATCTTGACGACGCAGATCAAACAGTGGAATGCTCTCATCAAGCAGAGAAGAATCTGCATAACGTTGTGAGAACTCTTGATATCGGAACGAAACGTGCCGCAAAATCTGAGGTGACAGTCCTCTGGTAGTTTCAATTTCCAGAGTCATTGTTGCTTGCTCAAACACACTCCAGTGCCGATGTTTGATGCAATAGCGAAGTAGTCCTGCAAAGTTTGGGTTTTCCTGATTATTTGGATTTGAGACGCGGGCGATGTATGCCATGGTCTTCTCCGCGTCCGGAGTTACGCTGATCAGTTTTACTTTCATTTACCAAATCCTTTAGAATTGTTCTTTTCCATTTCTTCGACCTGTTCTTTAACAGCACGAAGTTGCGCTTTCATCTCTTTGATTCTTTCAGCATCATAAAGACGATCTTGCTTGATCAAACGCTCAAGCAACTTAATAAGATCTTTTGCTCTACTCATTTTCAATCAGGGTAACCGTCATCATCATCTCCTCCCTCATAAAAACCAAAATTAGGATTTCCTATATCTTTCTTGTAGGCATCCACATCAGAATACACTTCTGCTTTCAGAGAATCAACCAAGAGTTCAAGATTTTTTACAATTAATTTAAGTCGTTCTTTCTCCATGAAGATGTTATGTGGGTTAGTACCCAGTATAGCACAAAAAAAGAGGGGTTAGCAACCCCTCTTAATACTTAACAATTTTTCAAACCATTCATGCAAATGGATTCGGTAACATGACCAGTAAATACATCCTCTATATGTTAGACGATAACAGGATGGTGGTCGGTTATCTCTATCCATATCATCATAGTGATATCGATAGTTTTCCATTTACTTCCTCTCTAGAAAAAGAAGTTCTCCGTAGAGAATTGCAAGAACTACAATACTAAAAATAGAAACTACTGTTACTACCTGTATTGCTTGCATGATTTTACTTGTTGTAAGTGTGACCACGATAGCAGAAAGTACCATGTACTTCATCTACACCTTGCTTACACTCAAACTTGACACCACGATAGGTAGTCATAGCAATTTGTGCGTCGTGCAGTGCTGATGCTTTTTGGATCTGCTTTTTAATCAGAGTTAGTGTGTTCATTGAATTACTCCTAAAAGAATGGAAAGTTAACCTTCTCAGCTTTCGCTGGATCCGTTTCCCCGTTCCTTCAGTCGTGTGCGTCCTTTGTACCTACCCTAAAACAGATTGGGTCTGTTCCCTTAATCAAAATGGATAAGATATCCAGTTTTTGTTCAGGTCTCAGAAACTCTATTTCATATACCCCTTCAGCAATCCAATCATAATCTTTACACGAAAGAGTTGGTTGGTTAACTGTAAGGAGTAGTGATAGAAACATAGGATGAACGCTCCGTTCCGCGACTTACTTGCGTCCAGTTGCCTGGATGAACGACAGGTCTATTATAGACCACATAAGATATATAGTCAATAACTTTGGTATAAAAAGATACAGTTTTATTATTTTTTCTTATTTGATTGTGGTGCGACATAACCCCAAGTTTTTGGATTTGCTCTGCCAAATCCAAATTGAATTTTCAAAAGATTTTTACGAAACTTATCCCAATACATATCAAAAATACGAACTTCTTTTTGACTTCTGGTTAGATCAAAACATTTATCACCATCGACAAGATAAGTTACTATTCGTGCATCATTAGGAGCATCTTTTATAGATACTTCTTCCCAAGAACCATTGGACACAAGTATTTCACAACCATACTTTTTTTTAGATTCATCTTTTTCTAATTGTGTCCAATGTTCCATTTGAATTTCATTTGTAATTTCTTCTTTCGTTTCAATTGCATTAGCCATATTAAAAAAATAATCAGTGTTTACCGTCGATTTCCCCAAATAATATCCGGATATGCATCAGAAACCACCTGTTTAGTAATCTTATACTTATCAGTAAGTTTCTTATCTTTTACCAGACATATAATTTGTGCTTCTAATGGATGAAGACCTTGTAAAACATTAATAAACATGGTCTCTCTACGAAGAGATGAGAGGTCATCATTACCACCTCTAATAAAATTAAAAAACTTTTTAAATTCTTTTCGAATAGAGGATTGTCCTTGATCTTGAGATCCTAAAGATTTCGTATTTATTTCATCCATTGATCCTACCATAGAATCAATTTTTTCGGTGAGTGTTCCTTTGAATGAATCTTGCTCATCAACCGCAGAATAAGGAACATCACCTTCAGGAAGAGCACTTACAATACTTTCATCAAAATTCCAAATAAAAATTGATTTAAGACAAGGGTGCTCATATTTTTTAAGAACTTCTACTTTTTTAGCAATGCTTCTTTGCTTAGATGCTAATTCCAGAATTTCAAATACAAACGGGTTTGCCGGAAGTTCTGGAATTGCTTTTGTCGTTCTCTTAGTTTTACTGCTCGAAGTCATGTTTTTGTATAATGAATAGCGATGTTATTATTTAGATGTCAGTTTTCATCCTCATCATCATATTCTTCGTCAGAGAAGAAATCTTGCGAAATGGATAAAGCAACTATTTCATCCGGTAGGACATTCCCATGTTCATCAAAAAATTCTGGATGCAATGGGGGCCTATCTTGATATTTTAGCATATATTCCCTCACACACCAACCACCAATTAATCCAACTACAAGGAATAGTACGGTTAAAAATGAACCGAAAACTAAACTTACTGCTACCATGGATCTCTCTCCTAGAACTACCTTTTTTTACTAAAGTCCAATGAAAATTGGAATTTGATAGTTACTTTTCTTTTTAAAAAGCAAACTATCTGTTCAAATCTAAAGTCGATTGGGTGTGCTTGCTTTTTTTTACCTCCAGTAAGTATTAATTCAACACCACGATTTATTTCTTCAGTAACAATATTTATGTCAGAATCGGATACTTTGTTCTTTGAGGAATTTGATTGTGTCAACGCAACCTCCTATTTTTTGATCATTATACAAAACTTGAGGAAAAGTAGATTTGTTTCCAAACTTTTCTAAAAATTCTGACCTATCAAAATCTCTGTCTAATTTATAAACTACAAATCTTTTTCCTGTAAGTTGAAGAATTTGCTCTACCTTGTAGCAATAAGGACAGTTATCCTTAGAATAAACAATAAAATCCATATTCAATAAACTTTTGTTTTTCTTGGTCGATATCTATGTAAAGAGTTTTTTTCCTTATGTGGTTTCATCCACTCAATAATGGCGTGCATACGTTTTGGGTCAAAAAATGTTTGTTTTTTGTACCACTGTTTCCAATCTTCATGACCTTTATCATGATTACAAGATCTACAACAGGCAACAACATTTGGAGAAAAATCAATTCCTCCTAATGCTTGAGGAACTATGTGGTCGATTGTAATTTCTTTATCTGAACCACAATATGCACATTCATGATTCCACTTTTCTTTGATAGATGCTTTCCACATCCTCCGCGCTTCTCCTGAATTAGATGCATGTAAGTTATACAAATAATCCCGGAAAGACTTGTAAAATGGCATAAACTCTCTTAGTTAACTTCTATTAGATCAAGCATATCATAATAAGTACCTTTCACATTTCTATCTGTGAATTTTACGACGACACCTAACGGAATGGCATCGTCGTAAACTGCATCCTTACCACCTTCTTTCTTTTTATATGCGAAATCTATTATCTGAACTTCTCTGTTATGTGCCGCTTTTAATCCAGGTCTATTGATTCTGTACTTCTTACCAATCTCAATAGTATTGTAATGGATTACTCCAGGACGAATCTCTACTTTAAAAGTATGTCTAGAGATAGGATGATCAGCTTTACGAAGATTGAACATATCAATCTTCTCTTGTTCAGATAACTGAGAGTAATCCATTAAAGATCTGAATCAACTGTTATTTTTATTTATACAGTTCAGGATTGCTCTTTAGCAGCGTCCCAATCCGCCTGGAAGAGCGCCAAACCTTCACGGGTAAGAACATGCTCATACATTGCCCAGAAGACCTTAGGAGGCATTGTAACGACCTTTGCACCATACAAGTAGCATCTAGAGACATGATGACAATCACGAAGAGATGCTGCGAGCACTTGAGTTTTGCTTCCATGAGCAGCAAGAGTGCCAGCAATAGCACGAACAAGTTCTACACCACTAAACGAATTATCATTGCACCTCCCAACAAAAGGAGAGATATAGGTGGCACCTGCTTTTGCTGCCATAATTGCTTGTGCAACAGAGAACACAAGAGTTACATTTGTTTTAATTCCATGGACAGAGAGTGACTTACATGCAATCAATCCTTCTACAGTACAAGGAACTTTAATAGTGATTGCTTCACTACCCAGTACAATGAACTGCCGTGCTTGCTCGATCATTTCTTCAGCGGTATCTGCAACCACTTCACAAGAAACGCTTTCAAACTGCGGATACTTGGTAGTCAGTTCTTGAGCAACATCAAGGAGAGTCCTTCCACTACGCTTGATCAGCGTAGGATTGGTCGTGACTCCATCAACAAGACCAGTACGTGCTGCTTTTTTAATTTCATCCAGGTCTGCTGTATCAAGGAAAATTTTCATCGTTTTAATATGACTACCGTTATATATTACAGTATTTTGCCATGTTTTTCAAGCATCTCTAGGTATTCTTCATGAATCATGGCGCTAAACTCATCACAGCACTTACACCAGACCTTTCTTCTCCTACGTGTCTCTTCCGTATGTCTTGTCTCATTTTCATTAAACAGTTCAAACCATTCATACCAAAGTTTTGCACATTCTGCATTTTTTATGTTTAAACGTTCCTGTTTGTACACTCTTGCGTTTTTTACTACTATTTAACCCAGGACGATACAATTGTGGCCAAGTATCATGAATTATTTCTACCATTTTATATGGGGTTTCCGAGGTGATCATATTTCAATTCTTTTAAGAAATCCATATTACCATTTATGTAAAAGTTGTAATTGGTACTGATAATTGTCTTCTTTTCGCCATGTAAAGGTCCAGATCTATGTGGAACATATGATGGAAAGACAATTAGATCACCCTCTTCAACTTTTGGTTTGAGTATTTTTCTATTCTTTAAATCATAGAAATCTGTACAATCTCTAATATCGGGAAGATCGACAAAGTAAATAGAACTTAAATTAGAATTTGCATGTGTATGCCATTGGTGAAATTGTTTACCAATGTATTGCTGATACCAGAACTCAGAAGTTGCGGCATCAGTACCAGTAATTTTCAATAGATTATTGTAAATTTCAGTTGTTGCCTCAAGAAAAACGCTACGATAAAAAATTTCACCTCGATACCAATAATCAGTTCGTGACTCCGTTTCTTTGTCACGATCAAATCCACCATCACTATCTTGCGTCTTAGCAATCAAATCCATCAAATTAGATTTAATTTTATTATGATCTTTGACACTAAACTTAAAGAAATTACTTCCTAACATGAAAAAAGGTCCGAAGACCCTTATTTTATCATATGCGACCCTGGGAGTCAAAAATTTTGCTGGGAATTTTTTCCGACATTTTTGAAAACAAAAGTCAATTTTCAAATAGAGAATGAAAAAATTTATTCGTCAGTCAAGTGATCGCTACATTGTAGTGTATCACAAGGAGGACATTCTTTCTGACTCTCCAGTGCTTCTTTGAGTGCTTCTGTTACATTCTGTTTGAATGAACGATACGG